GAAGGTAAGACTAATGATAATGCTCCTCTAGCTAATACAGCTGGTTCAGGAAGAACTACTCATTATGATCTACCAACTGCTGCTGTAGATAGTGCTGACATGGTTGCTCTTGCTAAACAGTTTAGAGGTTTCATCTTTACACCAGAAGCTGTAGCAACAGTTAAGTTGCTTGACTTAGGTATGGAATCTGAGTATCAAATCAACAGACAAGGTACACTGATGGTAGCTAAGTATGCAATGGGACACAACGTATTACGTCCTGCTGGTTGTATTGCTATAACTGCAGTTGCTTAATCATTAACTTTAACAGGGGGTGTAGACGTGCACCTCCTTTTTTATTGGAGTACTAAATGCCAAACAATGATTTAACTACTTATACTACAGCACAGCTTAAGAGTATGTTAGCTAAAATGCAAAAAGAAAAATATAAGAAACAAGAAGAGAATAAAACAGGTTCAACCTTAACTACTGATCAAATTAAAAGTGCACAGAATAAAATAAATACAGGTAAACTAACAATGGGTAAAAATATAGACAAGTATAAGAAGAAAAACTAAATGAGTATTACACATGCAGGAGAAACCTTTCAAGGTTTAAGAATACCTAAGAGTTCTCCCAAAGGGACTAAGTCACATGCTGTATTAATAGGCACTAAAGATAAACCAAAGGTAATTAGGTTTGGTGAAAAAGGTGCAGAGACTAATAAGAATGCAGCACAACGTAAATCTTTCAAAGCTAGACATGCTAAGAATATAGCAAAGGGTGAAACATCTGCAGCTTATTGGGCTAATAAGGTTAAGTGGAAAGCATAGGAGAATGCAATGGCAGGAACAACACAATTAGATGCAGTCAATACGATGTTATCTGCTATTGGAGAAGCACCAGTAAGTAGTTTATCGTCTGGACTAATAGAAGCAGAAGTAGCTGAAACAATATTAAACACAGTAGACCGTGAAGTACAATCTATGGGTTGGCACTTCAACACAGAATTAAATAAACTTTTTGCACAAACAACAGATGGTGAGATTGTAATACCAGCTGATGTATTGAGAGCAGATGCTACACTAGGAGCAGAAAGCCCCAACCTAGTACAACGTGGTTTAAAGATGTATGATAGAAAGAACCACACCTTTAATATAGGGGCTGCAGCTTCACTAGATATAGTAGTACAATTAACATTCGATGACTTACCTGAAGTATGTAAAAGATATATTACATTAAGAGCTACTCGTATCTTCCAAGACCGTGTAGTAGGATCAAATACATTACATGAATTTCAACGTAGAGATGAAGAGTATGCATTAATAGAACTTAAAGAGTTTGATCTTGTTACTGATGATAATAATATCTTTGATAACTATGACACATTTTCTATCATCGACAGACAGGGACGGAGAACACTTTAATGGCACTCATCAGTCAATCTATTCCAAATCTTATTAATGGGGTATCACAGCAACCACCTTCTTTAAGACTTGCTACACAAGCTGAAGTACAAGAGAATGGTTTATCTAATGTTGTAACAGGATTATCTAAACGTCCTAGTTCAGATCATGTTGCTAACTTAGGTACTATATCTAACTTAGATAAAGCTTTTATACATACTATACGTAGAGATGAGAATGAGTTTTATTCTATGGTAGTAGATACTGCAGGTACTATAAAAGTATTTGATAAAGATGGTACATCTAAAACTGTAACAAACAATGCTACCTCATATTTAAATGGATTGTCTGATCCTAGTAAAGAATTAGCTGCTGTATCTATAGCAGACTCTACATTCATTATAAATAAAAACACAGTGGTAGCCAAAGCTACTACTACATCCTCAAGTCGTAATCCAGAAGCTCTTGTATATGTTAAACAAGCTGACTACTCCTCAACATATCGTGTAGTATTAACCAAAGGTAGTAGTACTAGTACTGTAGAATTTGCTACAAAGTCTTCTACTCAAGACACTACAGCAGAGACACAGAACGCAGAACGAGGAGCAGCTACTGATTTAATTGCTACAAATCTAGCTACATTTTCAGGAACTGCTGTAAGTACAACTTTATACCAGAACATTGTTAATGGTGCAGCAGTCACAGGTTTAACAGTAACACGTTATGGATCAGTACTACATATTCAATCAACAAATGCTACTGACTTCCAAGTAGAAGTTGGAGATTCAGCTGGTGGTGATCACTTACTAGTATTTAAAGATGAGACAGCTGACTTTAAAAAGCTTCCAATAGAAGCACCAGTTAACTTTAGTATTAAAGTATCAGGTGATAATCAAAAAGCACAAGATGATTACTATGTTAAATTTACAGATGAAGAAGTATGGAAAGAAAGTATTGAACCATCTGTCTTAACACAATTAAATGCTGCAACAATGCCACACAAGTTAACAAAGTTAGCTAATGGTAACTTTCAGTTTGACCCTGTTACTTATGAAGATAGAAAAGTAGGAGATGATACTACAAACTCCTTCCCTTCCTTTATAGGTTTTACATTAACAGATATATTCTTTCATCGTAACAGACTAGGTTTACTAGCTGATGAAAATGTTATCTTCTCCAGAGCAGGAGAGTTCCTATCCTTTGACTTCTTCCGTAAATCAGTACTTACTATAGTAGATAGTGACCCTATTGACGTAGCTGTATCTGCTAATAAGGTTAGTATACTTAAACATGCTGTGCCTTTTAATGATAGTCTATTACTTTTCTCAGACTTAACTCAGTTTAAAGTTACAGCAGACCCAGTACTAACTCCTGAAACAATTAACATATCTAATACTACAGAATTTGAAGCTAGTCTAAGAGCTAAACCAGCACAAGTAGGTAAGTTTGTATACTTTGGTGCTAAAAGAGGAGCTTGGTCTGGTGTATGGGAATACTTTGTAGACACTGACACTGATACTAACGATGCTACAGAGATTACAGCACACGTTCCAGAGTATTTAAAAGGTGAGATTAGAAATATTCAAGCATCGTCTAACGAAGATATGCTTCTTGTACAAACTGTTGATGAACCTACAGTTATTTATGCATACAGATACTATTGGCAAGGTAGAGAAAAACTACAAGCTTCTTGGTCTAAGTGGATATTTAGTGGTGATGTAATAGGTATGTCTTTTAACCGTGCTGATATAACAATCTTAATTAAAAGAGGTAATGATTTATATTTAGAACGTATCAATCTTTCTGTAGATGATGCTACTACTTATACTACTAATAATTTCTCTATTCATTTAGATAGAAGAGTATTGTTAAAGACAGGTGGAACTACTACTGTTCCTTATACAGATGCTGCAACTATTTACGTAGATCAAACAGGTCAATCAATCCCTGTTTCTTCTGTAGCTGCTAAGTTATCTGCAGGACAAATAGTATATACAGGAATCCCTTTTACATTTAAGTATACTTTCTCTGAACCAGTTGTAAAGTCAGGAGAAAAAGCTATAACTACAGGACAGTTACATATAAGAAACTATGCAGTTGTTTATAATAAAACAGGTTTCTTTGAAGTAGTTGTCACACCTCTAAAACGTACTCCATATACTAGAAGTTTTACTGGACGTATAGTAGGTGCTTCTACAAACATATTAAACCAAGCTGGTATTGACTCAGGCATCTATCGTTTTGGAGTACTAGGTCATGCTAGTGATACAACAGTAACACTACAAAGTTCCAATTACTTTCCTTGTATATTTCAGTCAGCTGAATGGGAAGGTTTCTTTGTACTACGTTCTAGGAGACTCTAATGAATGTCCATGTGAGACAAAGCACTCAAGAAGATATTGATTATCTATGTAATAATCTTAGACCTGAAGATAGGGAAGAGGTGATAGCATCACATGGTAGTACAAAGGAAGCTTTACAATTAGGCTTTGATATATCAGAAGAATGTGTAACATTTATAGTGACAGAAACAAATGAAATAGCAGGTATATATGGAGTAGCTAAACAGTGTGATACTGTTGGAAATATATGGTTACTTTCTACACCTGCTATTAAAAAAGTATCTTTACCTTTTCTGAAACAGTCAAAAAAAGTAACAAAAGAATTAAACAAAAAGTATAAAATATTAACTAATGCAGTAGATGCAGAATATACCACATCAATCAGGTGGTTAAAGTTTTTAGGTTTTACTTTTATTAAAAAACATGACCAGTGGGGTGTAGGTAATAAACCCTTCTTAGAATTTGTGAGGATATAGTAAATGAATCCAATGATGATTTATCAAGGTGTACAAGCTGTTGCAGCTTTTGCAGAGAAAAAGAAACAAGCTGCTGAAAAACAAGCAAGGTATGAAGCAAACAGAATAGCTGCTGTAGGTGCACGTGACTTAAAGATTAGTGCTCTTACTCAACGTGCTGTACAAGAGTCAGAAGTAGTAGCAGATGATAAGATGGCTCTAGCTATCAAAGCTTTAGAGACTAGAGAAAGTCAAGTAGTAGCAGCAGGTGAAGCAGGTATATCAGGTAAAGGTGTACAACAACAGATAGACCTAACTGAAGCTAAAAAACTTAGAGGTATGCAAAAGTATAATAAGAAAATTGATAACCTTCTTACACAAGTAGAACTAGAAGGAGCAGGTTTTGCTGCAGAAGCACTTAACCGTATAAATAGTTTACAACAAGGACAACAACCTAGTTTAGCAGGAGCAGTCTTAGATTTTGCTGGACAAGCTATGGCTAGTGATATTAAATATGGAGATGGTAAAATGTTTGGAGTAAACCTAACAGGTAATAAAGATGTTGCAAACTTAACATCTGGTGGATTTACTAAATCTACTTTTCAACCAATGAATACTTCTTTTAGTCTTTCTACAACGTGATAAGGAAATAATAATGGCACAAAAAAGAACTCAAGTTGCTAGGTTAAATGTAGATAATATTTCAACTGGAGGTGTGGCTAGTCCTGTTGAGACTTATGTACGTCCTATAGAAACCCAATCAACTCCTTCAGCCTTATCTCAATTTGTAACAGCACTAGCTCCAGCAATAGAAGCTAAAGCAAATAAAGAATTAGAGGTTAAACTTAAACGTGAAAGAGAAATAGAAAACTTTAATTATAAAAAGAAAATGCAACACATTAGTAATCAAGCATTTATATCACGTTCTAATCAAATATCTGATTACAATAATAATCAAGAACTTTACCATCAGACAGATCAAGCTGCTATATTAAGCAAATATCAAAAGCATACATTTGACAACGTAGAACAAATGAGAGCAGAAGGTGCAGACGAGTTACAAATTGAAAACTATAAACTGCAGATGGAAACTCATAACATAGAGTTAATAGCAAAGATTAACGAAGGTAAAAAAGGATATGTTAAAGGTGAAGAAAATAAAAGTATTGTAAACACTGCAATAGCTTTTACACAGGCTAATAAAGAAATAACAGACGAGAACATAAAACTTTTTAAAGAAATATGGGATGATAATGCAGAAGCTCATGTAATTTATGATGGTAAAACAAAAAGAAATAAACCAGATCATAAGAGAATGAATGATCTTGCTATAAAATTAGCTACTGATCTTGCTAAAAGTGATCCTAATAATATAGTTTTAGCTTATTTAGAAAAAGAAGGTGTTTTAAATACTAAAGAAAATATAGCTATACGTAGCACACTAAGAGCAGCAAGAGATAAAAGTATACTTAAAGTTAATACTGCTCAAGTTAAAGTAGTTGGTATTCAAAAAAGAATAAACGAAGCTATGACTAGTAAACAAAAACTTGTTAAGACTTTTAAAAAAGCTGATGGAAGTATAGGAACTTTTACTGACTATGAACTTGAAGCACAAATGTTTAAGAATGAAGAGTTTATGACAGGTACTCTTATAGATGATAATAAACTTTCTTTGTATAGAAAGATAATGTTTCTTCCTCCTAAAGTAAAAGATCAAGTTTTAAATGGTTTAACTTATTTAAATACAGGTGATATTAGTACTTCAGAAAGTAATGCAGCTATTGAATCATCTTACTTAACTTACATAGCTTTAAGAAACTCAGGTAATGATATGAGTTTTTTAAGTGAAGAAGAACAATATAAGTTTGAAGCTATGGAATACCATATAGACAAAGCAGGAACTTCTGGAGAGAGGACTACAACACAACCTTTAACAGAAGAAGAAGATACTGTAGGTGGTGATGCACGTGTTATAACAAGTAAAAATTATAACCAAGCTGCTTTTAATGTACAACAAATGAAGTTTGATGTTATAAAAAGACCTACTACTTTGTTGACAAACATTGATAATGAATTATCTGGAGTAATATTTGATAATGATTTAAAAAATGTTACTAATTCTAATGTAGTTAAAGCAGAGATAGCTAAACATGCTTATTTTTTAATGAGTTCAGGAAACATAAATGAAGAAGATGCTATTAAAAAAGCTATAGGTATAGCTAAAAAAGATTGGCAAGTTGTAGAATCAGGTGATGGAACAGAGTATGCTTTTAATCATATTAACACAAATGTTGATACTAGTTTAAGTGCTGCTGTAATTATACCAAAGTATAATAAAGTATTACTTGAATCTAATGGTATTAAAAAATACATGTTGAATGAGTTTGGTTTAGCAAAAGGTCAATATGATGTAGCTATTTATCCAGATGAGAAAGACCCTAACCAAGTTTCTATTAGACTCTTTGAAATAGATGAAGATGGTATAAGGTCATCAATAGGTTCATATGGTAATAAAATAGATAAGAATACTTTACTAGGTGATCAACAACAATTATTAAATTTGATAGCTAAAGTTAAAACTCAAGAAACGTTATCCAGTAATACTGGTTATACTCCTACAGTTATGAACGTAGAAAAACTAGCTTCTAATACTAAGGATAATAACTTTGTAACTGATGCTATTAATTCTATTAGCTTAGTTAGTACTGCTACTGCTTCTACACTAGATGGTACTGAAGAAGCTTTTGTACCAAGCAATCAACCTACAACAGGAGAAAATGTTACAATGGAAGGTAACACTACAGCAGAAAAGACTGCTAGTTTAATATCAACTCAAGAAGGTTTTAGGGCTAGTCCTTATGCAGATGGTAAAGATAAGTCAGTAGGCTATGGTTTTTACTTACCTTCTCTAGAGCCTGATGAGAAAGCTTTAATTAAAGACATTAACAATGTTACTATTGAAGAAGGTAAAGCAGTACTTGGTTTAAAGATACAAAAGATTGGAAACTATCTTAATGAGAACATTCCAAACTTTTCAAACTTACCTGAGAAAGCTCAAATAGCAGTGACTAGTATGGGATATCAACTAGGAGTAACTAACATACCTAGAGTATGGAAGAAGTTTACAGCAGCTATTACAGAAGCAGGTAAACATGCACAAGGTTCTCTTGAACAAGCTACAGCTTTATTAGAAGCTAACTTTGAAATGTTATACAATGTAGGTAAAGATGGTACAATTAGTTTAAATAAATGGGCTACTCAAACTAAAGAACGTGCATTTGAAATGGCTAATGCTGTAATAGAAGATATTAATATTCCTTCATTTATGAGTAGTGCTGAAGCTTCTACTATTAGAGCAGATGAAATGCCTATGCCAACAGCTAGACCTAGTAATTTAAAAGGAACTGTTATTGATGTTTTAGATGAAAAGAAACCTTCTTCTAATATTATAGCTGCACCTTATAAAGCTTTACTTTCTAATGTTTTACAACTTGAACCTAGTTTTAATACTGAAGACATAGGAGAAGATACTTTAGGAATTATAAATCAAGCAACTGCAAATGCAGAAGCTAGAGGTTCTAGTAGTGTAGAGTATGATGATTATCCTTTAACTAAAAGAGGTCTAAAAGTAGCATCAGTTATAGCTAATTTTAAAGATATTAGTGGAAATAAATTATCATCTGCAAAACGTAAAGAAATGGAAGCAGAAGTAAATGCTGTTTATCCTAATAATCCTATTGGACTTGCCATGCTTGCTTATGATTTAGCAACAGACCCTGTACTTAAAGCAGCAGGATTTGTAGGTGGATTCTCTATTCAAAAGGATAAAGAAGGTAATAAGTTTATTAAAGAAAGATGGAACTTTAATAACAAAAGTAGCACTGAAGGAACTATCTACAAAAAAATGAGAGGATTCTTTAGTAACTTTGCTCCTATTACAGAAGATGAAGGTTCACAAGTATACATTAAACTAGCTTCAAAATAAAGGAAAAGTAATGGGCAATAGTGGAATAGAATGGGTAGATAATATATTTGATATATGTGTTATCTTCTTAGTAGAATTAGCTAAATTAATTGGTATATCTTACGAAGAGATAAACATATGGATTTTTATTGTTATCTACCCAGCAGTGATACTTCTACTATTGTATCACGTGTTACGTTTAAATAAAAGGAAATGTAAATGCCAGAACAAACCTTACTAAAAGACTTAGGTATAAAAGAAGCAGACTTCACTAAAATACCTTTAGTTACTACTATATCTGAAGCTGCTATTTTAAAAAGTGAGATGGCACAAGATCAACAAGTCAATGATAGAAGTTTATTTGACAGTACAGGTACAGCTTACAGTGAAAACTTTCAAGGTTTTGCTATAGCTGATATGGCTGACAAATTTATGATTGATAAAGGTACACCTATAACCAACTTTACTCCTGAACTAGTTAAATCATTAACAGATGGCTTACCATTAGATGCAGCAGAAGAAGTTCTTGATAATGCTAGAAATGATGGACTTACTACAGCTTTAAAACAAAGAGAATTTTCCTTAAACACTCTTAAGAATCGTAAGCAACTTGAAGCTGACGGTTGGAGAGGTGTAGTAGGTAATGCTTTTTCAGTAATGTTTGACCCTATTGAGTGGGCTACTATTCTTGGTACTACTGCTTTAGCCACTACTCTTACATCTCCTGCAGGTGGTGCAGCTACTTTAACTGCAGGTACTCTTAAGCAAGCTTACAATGTTAAGAAAGCTTTTACTATAGGAGCACTAGCAACTGCAGCAGAGAGTGCAGCATTTGAAGCAATCAGAGCAAATACAAAGTATGACATAGATGCTAATGATGTATTAATAGCAGGTGGAGCAGGAGCTTTAATAGGTGGTAGTTTAAATGCAGGTAGAATAGCTTTTAAGAAGGCTGGAGACCGTGCAAAGATTGCTAGGAAAATAGTACTAGGTAAAAAACTTACCCCTACTGAGCAAACGTTTCACGATGCTTTTAATGTAGATGAATTAGCTAATAAAATAATACAAAAAGAATTAACAGGTGAATCTTTTATTGAGTCTATAGCAGGAACTACTACTAAAGAAAAAGGCTTTGACCAACTTAAACAAAAAGATGTAGATCAGATACCTTTACAATCAGGTTGGGATATGCTTGGGTTACGTAAACTAATTTCAACTGGTGCAAGACTAGGTGGTTCATCAATAAGTTGGGCTAGGTATGCAGGTAGAGCTTTAGGTATGAATACTACAGGTTATAAAGGTAGTAAACTAGCTACTAATAATTCTGCTTCTGAAACAGCTGAAAGATTACAAGCTCAGTATCGTACTGGTTTATCTAACCTACTACCAAATGCTCAAAAGAAATGGAAAAAAAGAACTGGTTTAACTGCAGAAGCTTTTAATACAGCTGTCTCACGTTACATTAGAGGTATTGACACAACTGATGTACCTGAAGAAGTTCTTTTAGTAGCTAAAGAAGTACAACGAGTTCAGACTGAATTAGCTGCTTTAGCTGCTGAATCTAACGTATCAGGTTTTACTAAAAAATTATTAGGTAAAAATCCTTTTTATATGTCACGTATTTTTAATGAAGAAAAAATTAGACAGATAAGAATAAAGTATGGAGATCAAGCTGATAAATATCTTACTGAATTAGTTGAGACAGCTATACGTAGAGATCAGCTTAAAATAGAAGAGCAAGTATCTAAGATGCTAACTAAAAAAGGTAGAGTAGCAGACATTGACACAGTTAATAACTACATAAATAAAATAGCTGTAGCTTATATGAAAGGTATTACATCTCCTAAAAGAGCTAAGAAAGATATACCTGATGCTAGTGAGATGACATTAGAAGATTTAGGTGATATGCTTAAAGCAGAAGGATTTGATTTAGATGAAATAGACATTGTTACAGAAATGCTTACATTGTCAAGCATACCTAAGTCACATAAACGTGCTAGAAATCGTATGGTTTTAAACGAAGGTACTGTAATTAAAGTAACTAACAAAGATGGAGAGCTAGAAGATTTAGCTTTTACTGACCTACTAGAAGAAGATGCAGAACAACTTGTTAATAGTTACATCTTCCAACTATCTGGTGCTATTGGTTTAGCTAGGAATGGTATTAATACTAATGTAGCTTCAACTCAGTTTGATAAATTAATAGGCAAGATACAATCAGAAGGTACTAAAAAAGGTATTAAACAATCTGAAATAGATGAAGCTGTAAATTCAGCTCAGTTTATGTATGATGGTATCACAGGTAGACTTAAAAATAGAGATGAAACTCAAAACATAACTGACATGAACATAGCTGTAAGAGCTTTTAGCTTCTCTGTTAACATGGGTATGTCTGGAATGTCAGCTATGATGGAACTTAGTAATGCTATGTTTGAGTATGGCTTTATGACTATACTTAAATCTGCTCCTGCATATGCTAAACTTTTTCAACAAGCTAAAAATGGTAGATTACCTGATGGTATTATGAGAGAGTTAGTAGAAGCTTTAGGAATGGGAAATGAAGTAGCTTTAGGTAGATGGAACAATGTTACACGTTTTGATACTGAAGATGTAGGTGCTACTATTTCTCCTGAACGAGGTAGTTTTAATAAGAAAGGTCAAAATCTAAGGAAAGCTGCAGCAGTAGGAGAAAAGTTATCTTATGGAGCACAGAAAAATGTAGCTTATTGGTCTGGTTTAACAGGTGTTACACAAACATTACGTAGATTATCTATGATGCACTTTACTAATGAGTTTGCTTTAGCTGCAAGAAAAGGTAAACTACCCTTCTCTGCTATTAAAAGACAACAGCTTGGTATTACTGATGA